ACTCGCGCTCAGCCGTCTTCGCCGACGCTTCACGCAGCCGGTCCACCTGCGCCGCCTGGCGCTCATAGGCGCGCTGCACCTCGGATGAGGCCTGTCGGAATCGCGGCTGGTCATCGATCGCCTGAAGGGCACGCTGCGCCTGTTGAAGCTCTACCTGCGCGGCTTCACGCGCGGCACGGGCGGCGGCAGTGGTCGCAGAGGTATCTGCCAGCCCGGCGCGAGCATCGGCACCAGCCGCGCGGAACGGCGCAGCCACGCGCGAACCGGCGCCGCCGAGCAGACGGGCGCCAATCGGGCCTGCCAGCGCGGCAACCGCCAGCGCAGCGCTGTCGCCGATCGTATCAAGGTTGCGAGCGACGAACTCGAGCCCGCCGACCAGCGCCTTCGTCGCGCCGATGCTCTTGTCGACGTTCCCGATGTAGCGAGTGAGCGCGTTGTCGACCTGCTGGATGCCCGCCGCGATCGTCGGAGAGGTGCGGGAGAAGATGGTGTCGACCTCGGCACCCGCGTTCAGGATCGCCTTGAACACGCGGGAGGAGACGAGTTCGCCCTGCGCGCCCATGTCCTTCAGCGCGCCGACAGCGACGCCGAATTCCTTGGCGATGGCCTGGATCAGGACCGGGCTGTTCTCGGCGATGGATTTCAGCTCGTCGCCGTTGAGGCGGCCAGAGCCGAGGGCCTGCGTCAGCTGCGTGGCGATGGACGCCGATTCCGCCGTGGTCGCGCCGCCGGCCTGCAACGCCTTCTGCGTGATCTCGACCGCCCGCAGGATCTCGGTCTGGCTCGCCCCCAGCGTGCTCGCAGAGAGAGTCATGCGGGAGAAAATGTTCGCGGTCGCCTCGTAGGAGGTGCGGGTCCGCTGCGCCGTCTCGAAGATCTGCTGATCGATGGCCGCCCGCTGCGCCTGGATCGGAACGACCGTGGCCAGCCGGTTCTGGATATTGGTGGCGGTGTCCGCGTAGTTCTTGAAGGCGTTCAGCGCCACGCCGCCGGCGAGACCGCCGACCGCGGTGCCGAGCAGGGTGAAGGCCTTGTTGAGGGCCAGCACGCTGGTCTCAGCCCGCAGCGCGGAGATCGCGACGGCGTTGAGCGCGGAGTTCGACCGGCTGAGGCCGACGCTCGCCTGCCCGACGCGATCCGTCGAGGTAGCGATGCCGTCCATAGCACGCTTCACGCGGGCACCGGTCTGCTCCGAGATGGAGCCCGAGTCCCGCATGCTCGCCTGGAAACGCTCCGCGCCCAGCAGGCGGAGCGTGACCTCGATGCTGGCGACTTCAGCGACCATCGGCGGCTTTGGCTTTCCGTTCGGCCGCCACCTCGCCGAAATAGGCGAAGAGCGCGGCAGAGGATGCTTTCGGCTTCCCGCGGGGCGTCACCGGCGGGAAGCACTTCTCGTAGGCGGGCACTTTGGCGAAGCCCGTCAGGCTCGCCGTGAGCCACGCCGTGCGCTGGACCGCCGTATCCCGCACCTCGGCGCGGGCGGCGGCAATGGCGTAGACCTCGGCCGGGGTGAGGCCGAGGATCTCGTCGGTCAGGAGGCCTGCGGCGTATCCGGTTCGAAGAACTCGCTCGCTAAGCCGGAGGGATTCGCCGGAGGAGGGTTTGCGGTCGCCTCCCGGCGGGCCTCCACAAGTTCCGCATAGGGCTTGCCGCTGATGCCCAGCGTGATCGCGTCGATGATCGGCATGGCCGCGTCATCGATCGAGAATGGCAGGTCATCGTAGTCGACGCCGGCAAATGGCTTGCGGCCGTCCTCACGTTTCAGCCCGGCCTTCAGGCACGCGACCATGACCTTGTGCGAGGTGCGCTGGAGCCCGGCGAACACCGCGCTCTGCCAATCCTCGCCGTAGGCGTCCTCGAGCTTGATGAGGTCCGCCGTCCGGAAGCGGAGGTAGGCGTCGTCCCCCGCAAGAGGGAACGGCACCTTGTTCTGGGGATCGGCCATCGGTCAGCCGATCAGGCGTCGTATTCGGGGTTGGTGTTCGCCTCGAAAACCGGGTCCGAGGAGATGCGGCCGTTGACAGTGCGCATCTTGGCGCCGTCGGTCGTGCCGGTCGCGATGTCGTGGCCGAGCAGGGCGAGATTGTATCGGATCTGCTGACTCATATCCGGCGGCTTCACGGTCACCTCGACGGTCCCGCGCTTGTCGTAGACCGTCTTCAGCAGCATCTGGCCGGGATCGGTCGGCTGCCAGAACATCGCAATCTCCTGGGTCTGGCCGTCCTTCAGACCCGGGATGTAGCGGACCGCTCGCGCGCTCAGCGGCGTGGCGTTAATCTCGGCCGAGCGCTGCGAGATGGCTCCGATGGTCTGCACCTCGGTGATCTCGATCGCGGTTCCGGGCGTAGTGCCGGGCGTCACGTCCCTCACGGTGACGATCGTGCCGGCCGCGATGGAGACAGGTTCGACTGCCATTGTTTCTCTCCTGCTGATGAATGCGCGGTAGGGTCCGACTTCGCCGCGGCGCCGCGCACGCAGGCTTCGGGCGACGGAGGGTGCTCGGCGGCCTCAGCCGCGGAAGATCGCCTGCACGAGGCTCTGGCCGGCCCGCATGACGATCTGAGCCTTCGTCATGTCGTAGGCGGGTCGCATGAAGGGCTTAGCACGGGCGCCGGGGTGCATCGTTCCGCCGAAGCGGTTCGGCTGCCAGTGCGGAGCGGTTCCGAATTCCACCAGCACCGCGACGCTGGCGTGCTTCTTCCCGCGGATCGGGCCGGCCGAGGACGTGACCGCGTCCTTCGACGCGATGCCGAGCGCCTGCGAGAGCTTGTAGGTCTTGTTGGAACCGTTGGCGGCGAGCTGTGCGCGGGCGGCGCCGACGAGCGGTGTCAGCCCATCTCGCCGGGCCTGACGCTGCTGCTGCGCGGTCGGCCGCGATGCCATCCGGCGCAGCATGGTCGCCACGGTGTCGAAGTCGCCCATCAGGCGGTCACCGGCTCTGTCGTCCAAACGTAGAAGTCGATGATCCGGCGGAAAACCGAAGCGTCGTCCGCGTGATCGGAATAATCGGAGCCAGTCGTCTGGATCGCCACGCGGAGATCGCCGACGGTGCCGCGGAAGTCCTTCAGCGCTCGGATGACAGCCGCGCCGAGGTTCTCAGCCGCCGTGAAGCTCTTGGCCCGGCATTCGACCTGCACCCGCGACGCGGTCATGCCAGTGGAGCGTGCGAGCCCGTAGGTCGGCCCACCGCTCACCCGGTCAACGACGATGTCTGGCAGCGTGGTGCCGCCGACGCCCGGGTTGATGCGCTGGGCGACGATGGCCTTGACCGCCGCATTCGCGAGCAGCGTCTTCGTGGTCACGTTGACGGCGCTCATCGGTTCACCGCGTAGACGGCCACGGGGATCGAATAGGAGCCGAGAACGGCGAGCGCCGAAGCCTGAAGCACGACGCGCAGGGTGTTGGACGCGGTCGGGAAGGCATGATGCACGGCGTAGCCGGCACCGAGAGAGGCGGGTGCGGTCGGCAGGATGATGAGGTGGTCACCCGTGTCCACGGTGACGTTGTCGTTAGCGCTCATCGTGCCGAGCAGCCGGATATCCTCATCGCAAGGATTCACGATGCGATAGGTCGTGGCATTCGGCGGTCGGCTGATCGGGAAGGTCTTCGGGGTCGTTCCGAGCGCCTTCAGCCGGATCGGCGCCGAGTGCGCCCGGCGGAACGGCAAGGTCATCGCCGGCAGCGGGTTGCTCATCGAGTAACCGCCGCCGGCTGGACCCTGGTAGGGGATCGTCTGCGCGGCCAGGAGCGGTATCGCGAACAACGCGACGAGGGCATGCCACAGCTTCATCGCGCCCCCTCCCCAGCCACGCATTGGAGCTTCGTGCGCCCGCGCCGATCGCTGTCTGGCAGCACGGTCTTGATGTCCCAGATGGTCGCTGCGGCAGCGTCATCCGGAGCGGATGGGTCGGGCGCGTAGAGGCGCATGCCGGCCGTCACGCCGCGCAGATCGAGGTAATCGCCCGTCATGTTGACGACGGTCTGCGAGTAACGCGCTCCGCCCTCAAAATACTCGCCGCCGGTCCGCGGGTCGAAGGAGAGCCACACCTCGCGGAACTTGCCCCAGGCCTGGATTTCCTCGTTCGAATCCGGGTCGCGCGTGATGGTGGCTTTCTCGATGCGCACCTTCGTCGACATGCTGCCGGCAGCGAGAGGCATCAGGAATGGTCCGGACTGATCCGATAGCGGCCGGCGAGCGCGAGGAGCCCGAACTCGACCTTCTTCGACACGTTCGACACGCGGGTGTCGCTCAGCGTCGCCTCGCGGTTCTGGTAGAAGTGGCCGGCCAGCAGCAGCAGGGCTTGCACCAGCGGCCGCGGCACGAGCCCCGGCTCTTTCCAGCCAGCCTTGAAAGCGATCCGGTACTGGCGCGGGTCGATGACGCCGATCTGCGGCTCGAAGCCCGTCGCGCGCAGCCGCGCCACGGTGCAGAAGCCATCCGACGACACAGGCAGCACGTCAGCGATGCCGTAGGCGGTGTAATCGCCCATCGCCAGCCGGCGGCCGACCGAGACGCTTGCCTCGTCGGCCACGGGCCGGAGGGGCACCTCGGTGGTGTCGCCGATCGCCTGCGGGAACGCCTCGAAGGACTCCTCCAGGAGGCAGTAGCCGTTGAGCCAGCCGTCCGGACCGTGGAGGTGATCGAAGGCGGCTTCGATGTGGTCGCCGATCAGCTCGTCTTCCTCGCTGTGGGCGACGCGCTCCTGCGCCTTCACCTTGGCAATCGGCAGCACCGCGAGCTTCTGCTCACGGGTCAGCGGATCGGAGATTCGGCGCAGGTCCATGCGGGCCGCTCACTTCGTCTCGTAGCCGCGCCGGATGCTCGCCGGGCGAGCCATCTTGTCGGCCGGCGGGCGGGTGACGGTCTTGGGCTTGCGCCGCCGGTGATCGAACGACGCGATGTCGTCCTGCTCGGCGGCGCGCTCCCGCACGTCCTTCTCGCGGTCGTCTGCCATCAGGACGAGGTGCGCAGCGAGTTGGAGGTGATCGCGTTCGGGCCACCGGTCTCGACCTGGGCACGACGATCGAGTTCACCCTGGATCTCGGTCTCGGCCTGCTCCTTCGTGAAGGAGCGGTCCTTGTCGCCGACGATGTCCTTTGCGAGCGCGATGTTCTTGAGGTGGTGCTGCGAGCGCCACTCGTCGGGAATGGTGATGCCGGCCTTGCGCTTGTCGGCGTCGGTCAAGGCGACGCTGCCCGCATCCGGGTTCTCGGGCTTGCCGCTGACCTTGCCCTTGGCGGGCTCTGCGAGGCCATCGTTGTACCAGCGCAGCGCGGTGCGGGGCTCGACGCCCTGAATCGCCCCGACGCGGTCGGTGATGGTGGGAACGAGGAACTTCATCGGCACGAGGCCGGTGTCCTTGTTCTTGAGCTTGTCGAAATCCTCGACGGTGGCCACGGCCTTCGCCATCTCGGTGTCCTCTCAGATCTGGGGATCGGCGAAGTCGTCGCCGCGGCGAGCCGCCCGCGAGCCGGAGCCGGCGGGCGGCGAGGCTGGCGATCAGCCGGCGACGGTGGAGGGCGAGCCCGCGCGCACGTGGGTGAGCAGCGCGGCCGCCTTCGGCTGGTCGAGCGTCACGTCGTGCTGCATCTCGCACAGGATCGCGCTCATGTTCTGCTGCCAGAGCAGGATGAGCTGACCGCCGTCGTCGATGGTCGCCTCGGTGGAGGTCTTCATCGTCATGCCCTCCTCCTCGGCGAAGAGGACGTGAGCGAAGTCGACGAGGCCGACGTTGCCCTCGTCGGTGTTGACGCCACCGTTCTCAGCGAACTGGTTGGTGACGAGGATCGGCACACCCTTCCAGGTGTTGTTGGCCTCGACCGTCGGGTAGATCGGGTTGCCGTTCCCGTCGCGCAGGTCCGCGAGGTACTGCTTGAAGCGGTAGCCCATGGTCCAGCGCCAGGTGGGCGCCTCGAGGATGTTGGCGCCGGTGAGCGCCAGCTTCATGCGGGAGGCGGCGCGGTCGAGTTCGGCGACCGTCGGGGCGCGGTTGTTGGCGAACAGCGTGGTGCCGGACCCGTCGAGGATGGTGATGCCATCCTGGTTGAAAATGCCGGTCGGCGTGGCTCCGGCGCCCGTGCCGAAGTACATCGCCGAGTCCATCTTCAGGCCCATTACCCGGCGCAGGTCACCGCGGACGTAGTCCTCGAGCCGGCCGATGGTCCACTTCGCCGCTTCGTTCGTCATGTAGACGATGCCGGCGAGCTTGTGGCTCCGCATGTCGATGTCGTCGAAGGTCGGCGCGCCGACGGGCTTCTTCGCCCCCTCGCCGACGTAGGCCGCGGTCGCCGAGCCGACCCCGCGGGCCTGCCGATAGGTGCCGCCGATCAGCTGCACGCGACGCGGATTGCCCTGGAGGAACGTCGCTGCCGGGTAGAGGATCGGGATGATCTCCTCCGCCACCGGCTGCGGGAGGAGCACGCTGCTCGACACGGTCGACGCCAGCCCGGCCTTGTGCCGCTGCTCGCGCGCCTTGCCGTCCAGCTCCTTCACGAGTTCGCCGTAGCCCTCGTTGTTGAGCAGATCGACCGGGCTGATGCGCTCGCTTGAACCGCTCTCCTGAGCCTGCTTGTTGAGGATAGCGGCCTTCGCCTGCGCGGCGACCGGGAAGAGCGGCTTCTGCTCCTCCTTCACGGACTTCTTCGGTGCCGCGTAAGTGCGGTGGACAGCATTGCCCCCGCCACCCTCGCTGCCACCACCCGCCGGGGCATCGGCGGCCTTGGAGGAAAGGGCGTCGATGCGCTCCTCCTCCTCGGCATCCTTGATGAGGTCCAGCGTGTCCTGGCACGCCTTCACGCCGGCCTTGTAGGCGGCGCGATCGTCGGCCGTGGCGCCATCGGCCGTGGCCTTGCCGCGGAGGTCCGACAGCTTGGTGCGGTCAGCCTTCAGCTTCTCGCGCAGTTGCGCAAGGGTCATGGTATTTCTCCGTGCAGAAGGGTGGCCGCACCCGCGGGCCTGTCGCCACCTGGGGGAACCGCCTACGCGGGCGGGTTACGCGGGGACGTGCTGTCCCATCTCGGCGTCGAAGGCGGCCAGATCGGCGTCAGCCTCGATCATGTCGTGGAGCGCCTCGATCTCGGGGAGATCCTTGGCGAGGTCAGAGCGGAGCTTCTGCTCGGGCGTCGGCTCGGGGGCGGGCTTCCTGCCGTCCTGCTCGGGCACCGGGTCGGCGGCCTCGGTCTTGCCCTTCAGGCCGAGCATGCCGAGCAGCTTCGAAAGTGCGCTCTCAGCCTTCTCGGCACCATCGGCGAGCGCCTTGATGTGCTCGTGCGCATCGCCCGTGTCGACGCCGATGGAGATCGTGTGCGAGGTGCGCTCGCCGCTCGCATGCCGGTGCGCGTCCTCGAACGCCTTCCGCGGCACGATCAGGCCGTCCTTCAGATCCCAGCAGTCGAGCACCTGCTCGATCAGTTCGCGGGACAGCGAGTCGCCGGCAGCCGCGGCCTTAGCCAGCGCGGCGGGATTCGCCGGAATCGAGCACGGGCTGCACTCGTACAGCTCCGCCTCGTGGATCATGTAGCCGGGGTAGAAGTAGTCGCCCTTCATCTCGTCAGGCACCTCACGGCGCTCGATGGACTTGGGCATGAAGCCGATGGAGCAGGCGCGGATCGAGCCCGCTTCCAGGTGCAGCGCGAGGCGGTCAGCCTGCGGCTCGCCCTTGGTGAGCTTTAGGGTGCCCTCGGTGCGCTTCGGGCGGCCGGAAAGCACCTTGGCGATGTCCGACCACTGCCCGACCGGCATGTACCGCGCCTGGTGCCCCCACGGGGCGACCGGGTTTTTCTCGAACTCCGCGGTGTCGAGGCCGGCCTGCACGACGATGTCCCGGTCACGATCCTCGACCTCGGCCGACATGACGAACCGGATGGTGCCGGCGTCTTTGTCGAATTTGGCCTTCTCGACCATCGACGCGGGCAGCGCCTTCAGCACCACGCCGTCATCGCGGGCGAAGTGCTTGCGCTCCACGCCGCCGTAGCCGCGCGAGGCGAGGTATTCGTCGATCGAGACGCGCTTGCTGGCCATCAGGCAGGCTCCTTGTGGGCGATCGACTTCCCGTTGGCGAACCACGTTCCGTCGGAGTAGGCGTCCGCTTGCTCGCGCTCGGCGCGAAGCGCCTGGAGGTAGGCGGAGACCAGCTTCTTGGGGTCGCCGTTCGGGAAGGCGTGCATCTCGACGCCGTTGAACGGGACGATCACTTGCAGGCCGAGGCGATCGGCGAGAGCCACCATGGCCCGAGCCGTCTCGTCCGTGCTGTCGCCCGCGCAAGCCTCCGCGCGGATGCTAAGCATCGCTAATCGCATCAGGCTGCTCCTGCTCCGTGGACGAGCCGAAGGCCCTTGTCCGCGTTGTTGTCGGGGCTCTCGTCCTCACCGGCGCCGGGGTTCGTCGCGTTCTGGCCGGAAGCAGCCTGCACCACGTTCCCCTGCCGATCGACGAGCGCCATGTTCACCGGCACCGTCCGGCACTGCCCGGCCTTGCCGAGCGGGTTGAGGCGGAACGGCATCACCTCGCGCGCCTCGTCGATCTCCATGATCCCGGTGCCCATGCCGACCTTGATCAACTTCTCCAGCGTCTCCGGATCGTTCGACATCAGCGCCGACCGATCGAACTCGGGGCGTAGGGTCGGCCAGTCGCGCTCGGGCAGCGAGTGGTTACGGAACTTGATCTCGATGTTCGTGGCCAGCGGCATAAGGCAGTTGTTGACGTACTGCCGATCCATCGCGGTCTGGTTGTTGTAGGCCACGGCCTCCAGCGCGTAGATCCGGTGCGGCGGCACATCCATGAGCCCGCACATCCGCATCACCTGCTGCGTGAAGCTGCCGGTGGTCTCGTTCTCCTTGGCGTTCACGGCGATGGCCTTGGCCGTCATGCCGTCTTCCAGCAGGATCGCCTCGCCGAAGTTGGAGGCGCGCCGGGCCGCGTCGCGCAGCTGCTCCTTCAGGCGCTTGAACGCGGTGTTGCCCTGGTCGCTATTCGGGAAGCCTTCTTTCTTCTCGAACACCAGCGGCTGCCGGCCATCCGATCCGAAGAGCTTCGTCTGGTACGCACCGATCGCGCTGATGAGGTCGAGGATCGGCGTGCCGAGGGCGAGGTTGGACAGGCCGTTGACGCCGTCCATCAGCCGCCCGCGGAAATGGATCACGTCGCTCTCGGGCACGATCAGGTAGCTCTCGCCCAGCACCGCGAGGTCGTATTCCGTGACCGCCACGATCTCGTAGAAGATCCGCCCGCGGTCACTCACCCGCATCCGGCACCGGCCGGGCATGATCGGGATGTACTCTTCGATGTCCCCTTCGACCGTGCGCGGGGTGTAGACGTAGGCGTTCTGGGCGGTCTCGAGGTGGAGCACCACCATCCGCCAGAACTCGATCCAGGTCATCGCCGTGTCGTTCGGCTTGGTCATCAACCGGTAGGCGACCGGGTTGGCACCAGCCTCGACCATGTCCCAGCCGCGGGCGCTGCGCCGGCGCCACATCAGCATCTCAGCTTTCGACAGATCGCGCGCCTTCACGTCGGCACACATGATCATCAGAGACAGGCCGCTGGCGCTGCCGCGATAGTGCCCGCTGCCGACGCCGAGGAAGCCGAGGTCGTCCCAGCCGCGATCGTACATCTCGCGGACGATCGTCTCCCGCGGGTCGGTCGCCGGGCCCGAGTAGACGAGCTGGCCCGCCTCATCCGACTTGGCGAGGCCGGCCCACATCTCGGCTTCGGTCTGGCTCATGCGGGCGTGCCTACGAAGAGGTAGATGACGAAGGCGACGACGGCGCAGAACACGATCAGCAGCGCCCACCCTTCGGGATAAATCTCGAAGCCGTCTCGGTAGATGCCGCCCGTATCCGGCGGCGGAGGATCGCGCCGGGCCGGCCGTCGCTCGGTCATCGCGCGGCGTCCCGCAGCTCGCGCGCGACGGTGGCGATGGGGGCCTGCACGTTGATCCAGGCCGGCTGCTCGCTGATCAGCACGATCTGCGTCACGTCGATCTGCCGCCCCTCGTGAGGCACGACGGCCGACTTCAGGTACTGGACGCGATCAGGGCGCACCCACACCTCGGCGCCCTCAAGCGCCCTGAATGCCGCGAAGTTCATGCGTCGAATCCGATCAGGCCGCGCTCAAGGTAGATGTCCGGCTTCACGACCTTCACGCCGCTGGCGATGTTGCCGGCCTCAGCCTGCAGCCGCGCGGCGTTCGCCGAGATCAGCGCATCCATGCCGTCGATCGACTGCCGCGAGCCCTTCTGCTCCTTCTTCGGGAGCACGTTGTCATTGGCGTCCCGGTAGCCCACCACGTTCCCGGCGCACCACGATGAGATCGGGTTGCCGTCGTGCTGGAAGCGGTCGGGATCCTGATGCCGGGTCGCGATGTCGTCGGTCGCGTAGGTGATGTGCTTGGCGACCTTCGGCACGATGTAGGCGGCGTAGCCCTCAGCCTCGACCTCGCCCATCAGGTAGTCCGCTTGGTGCTGGTCGAAGGCGAACCCCGCCACGTTGTGCCCGCGGACCATCGCGAGCACGTCGTTCCGGATCGTCGGGTGGTGGACGTGGCTGCCCTTGGTCAGCGTCAGGTGGCCGGTTCGTGCCCAGGCCGCGAATTGGTCGGCGTACCGGTCGTCCTGGAAGCGCACCGATCGCTCGGGCAGCCAGTACCGGAACACCGCATAGAGCACTTCCTCGACGCAGATCAGGAAGCAGGCCGCGTTCAGATCCGAGTGGCTCGCGAGGTCGACACCCACGAACATCGGGTAGCCGCGGAGCGCGTCGAGCGTGAGCTTCGTGTCCCCGCAGGCGTCCCAGGACTCCACCGAGAAGAGGTTGCCTGCCGCCCGGCTCCAGATGTTCAGCCGGGTCCGCTTGTACTCCTGAAGCTTCGCCTCGCTCTTCCGGGCCTCGCGCTCCTCGGTCTCCAGAGAGACCGGGTTCAGCGAGATGCCGAACAGCGGGTTGAGCTTCTCCACAATGATCGGATCGAAGCGGCGCTCCTCATCCTCCACATCGGCCGCGTACATGGCGATGAAGACGCGGTCGGCCCGCATCTTTCCCTCCAGCACCTGCTGATCACTCTTCCAGCCGTCGTAGGCGGGCCCGGTCGCGTTGCGGCCAGCGGTGGAGATGCCGAGCCATAGAGGCTGCAAGCGGGCCCCCTGGGCGGTCTTGATGACGCCGATCACGTCCTGGTTCTGCGCGTGGACCTCTTCGGCGAGCACCACGTGCGGGTTGAGGCCATCGAGGTTCGGCGCGCGGCCGGCGAGCAGCTTCAGGACCGCGTTGTGCCGGCGGAAGCGGATCTCCTCGTGCGTGCCCTTCGCCAACGTCCAGTCGCGCAGATCGGCGACCTCGTCGATCGTGTGGCGGATCGCCTTGAACGGAATGTCCGCCTGCCGCTCCGATCCTGCGATGATCACGCCCTCGGCGCCGGGCTCGCCCTCGAAATTCTGGCAGTAGAGGACGACGATCTTGGCGAGTTCGGTCTTTCCGTTCTTCCGGGGCACCCAGAGCGCCACCTCGCGCGTCCAGCGCCGACCGGTGTCCCGCTCGCGGAAGCCGAAGATTGCCGCCAGCCACCAGCACTGCACCGGCTCGAGGACGATGTTGCCCTCGAAGCCCTTGCTGTGCGGCAGCGTCTCACCGAAGGCGCAGACATCGGCGACCCGGTCCGCGTCGTAGATGAACTCGGACCGCGGCTTCCTCGCCTCCTGAAGCATGTGCAGGAAGCGATGACAGGCCAGCCGTTCCCAGCGACAGGCCGTCACCGCCTCCTGCACGACCGCCTGGCAGTACCATTCGGCCATGCCGGCGTAGTCGGGGGTCAGATCTCCTTTGAAGTCGACCAGCGCGAACCGCTGATCAGCGACCGCCCGAGAAACCGAAGCGCGCGTACCGGTTGACGGGCGCTTCCTTCGGCGCGGAGATCGGCTTGTCGAGGTCATCGATCGCAAGCTCTTTCTCGGCACGCCTCATTTCGTTGAACCACGAGGCCCGAGGGGTTCGCCCTTCCTCGCTGATGCCCGTGATCTGATCGACGAGGCTGGCGTAGCGGCTCAGCGCCATGTGCTTGGCCTTCGACAGCCGGCCGGCGTGCCAGAGCAGTCGAGCAAGCTCGTCGTAGGTCTTGCGCGCCTTGTCCGTCTTCAGCGCAAAATCGCAGGCGGGCAGCGTGCGGAAGCCCGGGTGCGCGACGACGTTGGGATCTCCCTGGCCTACCTGCGCGAGACTGGCCTTGGGCATGGCATCACCCGTTCGTCGGCTCACTCAGGCGCAAGCCCCACCATTTGACGCCGAGACTCGGATCGCTGCGCACGAGCGCGTAGTATTCCAGGCGCTCATCACGACCGAAGAGTTCGGGGCGCAGCAGGTGCCGAACGCGGCGGAAATTGTGCTTCTGGCTTTCGGTCATCGCGTCACGCGCCGTCGTCAGCCTCACGGCAGGCGCTTTCATCGGCGCCGGACTCGAACACAGTCCCGTCCGCGTATTCGATCCGCTTGATCGCCTTCCGCTCTCGGCCGGGCGCAGCGTGATAAAGCGTGGCATCGGCCAATGCCGCGCCTACTGCGAAGATGATGTCGATTTCCGCTCGAGGCACGTCGCCGCCGCGATGATGAAAGCGAACAGCTTCGACCGCGTTCGAGATGTCCGTGCCATCCTCGGTGAGGATCTTCGTGCCCGCCACGCTGCCGTCGGCCTGGATGCGCACCTTCATCGCGTTCTCCGAAATTGCGCTGGCCGATCTGTGGACGGGCCGAAGCCCGAAATTGACTCGCCTCGGAATGAGAACGAAAAAAGAACATCGCCTACGGGAGGATCGCTGTGCCCACCGCTTGCCCCGATCTCTGCACCCCGGAGACCACCGAGTTCATCGTGCTGCTGCCAGCGGCCGTAGTGGAGGACGAAGAGCGCAGAGAGAACCTGCTCGATGGCCTTGAGGCAGCGTTCCCAGGCTCGACGTTCCGCGCCGTTCAGTCCGAAAGCCTGCGCAATCCCGAAGGGAAGCGCCTAGTGATCAGCGAACCGCTCGTCGTTCCGATGATGGGCGACGCGAACACCGGTATCCCTGAACCGATACGCCGCCGGCCTTCCGACGATCGCATGCACGACATGATGGCGACGCTGCAGGCTCTCCTCAGCGACGCAACGAGCCTGCACTGAACCGTGCCGGTCTCTCCGATGGATCATCGCACCAGAGCGGCAGCAGATAGATCTGGCCGTGCTCGCGGGCGTAGACCTGCATCGCCGCCTTCAGGCCGTTGTGATGGTGCCAGCAGAGACTTTGCAGGTTCGCGGCTTTCAGCCGGTCCCCACCATCGTCAATCGGTATCTTGTGGTCGACCGCATCAGCGAGGCGCTGCCGGCCTTCCTGAGCGCAGAAGACACAGAACGGGTGGCGTCGCCGATGCCGCTCCGATGTCTTCCGCCAGAGGTTGTCGTAGCCCCTTCCCGCCGTCTTCGGTCTTTCAGGCTCCGGCGCTCGCACGACCCGGACCGCAGGCGCGGCCCGTCGGCCGAGGATCGTCGGCACCCGGTGATCTCCAGAGGCAATTTTCCGTATGGCGGTTTGGATACCGGCGTTCCGGGGAATGGGCAACCGGAATTTTACGAGTCATCTCAATGCGTTGGTTGAAATTCGCCACGCAACCGATTCTCGGAACGATAGATAAAGCCTATTGTGCGACATTCTGTCATCGGAGTTATCTATCGCGATGAGCATGCGTTCGCTGACCCGAAAAGAGAGCGTCATCCTCGCCCTGATTCAGGATCGGATCGTGAGCCAGCAGCCGTGCCCTTCGCTGCAAGAGATGGCCGAGACCATGGGGATGCGCAGCCGATCGGGGCCCCACCGGCTGCTGAATGGGCTGATCGAGAAAGGATTTCTCGTTCGGAAAGGGCACGGCCTGCGGCTGGTCGAATTACCGGAAGCCGGCCCGCCGGTGGCGATCGTCGAGAAGGAGGTCGTCCGCCACGTGCTGCAGCCGGTCCCCATGCTGGTGCACGAGCCGGTCGTCTCTCCGCATCCACCGAAGGATCAGGCGCGGCTCGCCGCCACCCGGCGCAAGCGGACCTACGTCGTGGAATTGGAGGCGGACGTGAACCGGCGGCTGCGGCTGATATCCGAGAACGCCAACATTCCAGCCGAGGCGATCATATCGCAGGCGCTGCGGGCCTGGATCATGGATGCTGAAGGCGAGTAGAGGCAAGACGCGGCATTCAAAGCCCATGCGTTGCCGTGCTTTCAAGCGGGTATAGGAACACTATGGATTACATTACGCCCGCGGTCATAGCTGCCCTCGTATCCGGCGCAATATCTGTTGTGGGCCTGGCGGTCAATCGATCAACAAACATCAGAATACATAGAAGTAGAATGCGGACAGACTTAAGGCTGGCCAGCAAAAAGTTCAATTTTGATTGCGAGTTGGCGAAAAGGAAATTCAATTATGATGTGACCCAAGCCGCCCTCAAGCGAAAATTTGATTTGGCAGATCAGATGTTATCAGATGCCTACAAACTAGAGCATTTAATCGAGTATGCGCGCAGTGGATTCACTTTTGAGGGCGAGGGAGAGACCAGAAAAGGTGAGCCTACGGAATCCGAAAGCAAGAGGAGCGCGAGAAACTCATACTTTGTGCCATTTGAAAGGCTCAACAAAGAGAAGGAATTCATTGGGTCAATGATGGCGCGGAGATACACAGCCAGAGCTTTGTTCGGGCCGGAAGCGGATGAAGCCTTCACTCTTTTCAACTCTGCGATCAGGAAAATTCAAAACGCGTCAGTGATGTTATCAGAGAGTTCGGACGAGGAGCTTATGGACAGGGAGTTCGTAGCCGCGTTGAAAGTGACTATTTGGTCGGGGTACACGCCAAACCGGCAGGTTGATCTAGTCGGAGCGATGATCAAAGACGGCGTCTCGCTGACTGAAAAGTTCTGCAGGCCAGCGCTGAGCGCGCAGATCGGCGGGTAGCAATTGCGTCGTTCGCTGCTCAAGGCGCCGACGATCCACAAGGGAACGGCCGCAGCGGAGAACCGTCGCGGCCGTGGTGGGTCAGGTCAGCGGGGCTGAGGGCCCGGCAAATCCCAGGACGAGGAGTCGCCTTCGAACGTCTGTTCGACAGATCGCACGGCCGAGCCAATGGCTTCAGCCAGCTTCCAGCCCGGATAGGCGGCCGGGAGATCAGCCCTCAATCGTTTCCAGTCCGCTAGGGACATGGTGACCGTCAGCGTGATTTCGACCTTGCCGGGGTCGGCAACACGCATCTCGGTCTTCATCACGCCACCGCGTCGGCGAGCGCCTTCGACGCCTTAAACTTCGCGACCTTCCGGGCCGGGGAATGGAAGGGCTGCTTCGTCGCCGGGCTGATACCGGAGCGCGCCGCCTGCGCCTTTACCTTGAACGCGCCGACATCCGGGATCGAGATATCCCGCCCGCCGCGCAATTCGACATGGATCAGGTCCGTCAGCGCCGCCAGCATCGCGCCGGCCGCGGTCTTCGTCACGCCCGCCTGACTGGCGATGTGCGCGGTGATCTCATTCTTGGTCATGGGTGAGCCTTTCAGAGCCTCACAATCGAGGCGCGCCCGGAACGTGGCGCGGGGCACTCATCAAGTAAAGCGCCCGCGAGAGCCCCAGAGTGGATTTCCTTGGGGCAAATCCGGTGTTTCGCCAGCAGGGGCTTTATCCGACCCATTCCGAGCCGCGAGCGCGCGCTGAAGTAACGCCGCTCAGATTTTTCGCGCCCAAAGTCGCGGATTATGATTGCCACGGCCGGTCGTGTCCTTTTTCGCCAATTTCTTAATCGACACCCGGCACCCCTTCTTCTCGCGCGCCCTCATGCGCGAGCGGGCACCGATCGGATGCTTTGCTTTCCCTTTCTGTGCGCCGATGCCTGCCTGTGATTTCTTGGCGAATACTGCGAATGGCTGTTGACAGGTCGAATGTGCGGCCTCATGTTCGGGATGCGCCTCGATTGTGAGGCTCCGACCTGAGATCCCTCCCCATGACCAGCCTTGAGACACGTTCTGCGCTTCAGCTGACAGAGCTGCTGCAGGACCGCGCTACCGAGACCCGTGACAGCGGGCTCACTCCTGACCAGGCGATTGCGAACATCGAGGCCGGGCTTGTCCTGTCCCTGGCTCGCACCGCCACTGCCTTCCACCACGCTGACGAGGAATGGGGCGCGGCGCTCAGGACGGCGTTCGGCCGGCGCGCTACGGATGCCCGCTATTCCACCCTCGGGCAGGGCGAGCCCAGCAGCGAGCTGCGCGCCCTCTACGTGGCCCGCTACCAGGCGTATGCGGCGTGGAGTGCGGCACGGAGCCTGCCGGTAATGCCCGATCCGGTGGCGGGCATGCTGACCGTCAAGGCGGTGGCGTGATGCTCGCCTGCCTCTTCATCTTCGCCGCGGCCGGCCTGTGCGTGGCCCTGTCTGCCGCGGGCGTGTTCCTCGACCCCTGATGCGAGCAAGGCGGCCGGGCGTGTCCCGACCGCTCTCCCGCCTCAGTGCGGCCCCTGCCTCGATTGTGAGGCGCGAACCAAGGATTTCCACCGATGACCACGGCCACGATTCCCGCCGGTTTCCTCGACGGCACGATGACCATTCCCGAGTTGCGGCGTGCCTGGGCGGATGCCCGCAAGCGTGTGTTCCGCAAGGCCCGGCGCCAGCGCATTGCGGCCAAGGAAGCGTTCCTTCGCTCCGCTCGCTGATCTCTCCACCGAATGCGGCCGCGCCTGTGTGCGGCCTTCCTCGACCCTCTCGCCCCGATTGTGGGGCCTCACCCGAAAGCCAATCCGATGACCACCACCTTCCGCACCCACGACGGCCGCACGCTCGAGCAGGCCGCTTCCGATCTCGTCCAGCGCGAGGTGCTGTGCTGCATGTCCAGCATGGTCGCGACGCTGGCGAACAGCGCGCATCGTGTCCCGCACGTTGATCACGACGACACAGCTCTGGCCGGCCTGACGCAACAGGCGTTCGAGCTTTCCGCTCCCGTGCTCGATTATGAGGACGCCGCGCGGGAAGCGGGTTGGGTCTGGTGCGCCAAGTCCGAGGCCTGGACGCACGACTGCGAGGAAGAAGCGTATTTCTCGGACGCTGAGGATCTGTGCGAGGCGCGGCACCTCGACCCCTACGAGTGGGAGGTGTTCGAGCATTGGGCCGTCTCGACGTGGCTTGCCGAAAAGCTCCAAGCGGCAGGCGAGCGCGTCGATACCGACTTCGCCGGCCTGAACGTTTGGGCCCGCACCACGACCGGCCAAGCCATCAGCATCGACGCCGTGATCGAGCGGATCACCCGCGAAATGCACGCGGCCTGATCGTGCCCGGCGGTGCCGCGTGTGCCGCCGTTTTTTCACCGCTCCAGAAATTTCCCCGCTGCGAATGTGCGGCAACCGTGAGAAATGCCATGACCATCACTCGCAACCCCGACTTCTCAGATTTCGAAGTGCTGGCGCATCCATGCGCCGAACGGGAAAGCCGGATCTTCTATCGGCAGGAAGCGCACCGGGCCGAGCCTACGGGCGTCTGTTACCGGGCATATTCGCTGCAGCTCGCGCGGGGCTACTCGTCGCGGGATCTGGTGATCCTTGTCGAGCATGGCGGCGGCCGCGAGGCGGTGCATCTGCACAGCATCTACGGCGTCGAAGCTGATTGGCTCCTGAGCATTACGGACGAACGGCGTCTCTATGCGGCACTGTGGACGCTCTACAAGACCGCGAGCGACGCCGACCGGGCTGCCCGGCATGATACGGCGACGGAATACGCGCAGGCGTTCGCAGAAGGCCGGCTTAAGAAGCGCCGCAAGTACGGGCGCGTGCGCGTTGAGATGGAGCCGCGCGCCGCTGCAGCGACGGAGGCCGCCTGATGTCCCGCATCGCCCCCTACAGCGTCCAGGACACGGCACAGGCCGCGAAGTGGCTCGACTACGTGGCCGATTCCTTCGCGGGCGTGAGCGGCACCGCTGCGCGCGTCGGCGCGATCCAGGAAGCTATCGACAAGCTCGAACGGCGCGGACTGATCGGTCCGGCCGTAGGTTGCCTACTCGCCGAGACGTTCGACGTGCCGTACGCCGCTGCGTTCGAACTCGCCTGATGCGACCCTGCCGGATGGGTGCGATCCGTCCGGCACAGCCGCACCATGCCGTTACGCCTCGACGGTGAGGCATTACCGCAGGAGACACCTTGATCGACCCGTTTCGTTCCCGTGGCCCCGCGCCGGGCCCGTCGATATGCTCCGATGCGCAAGACGTGCGCCCTACGGAGAAAAGCCGCTCGCCCATGGTCCGGAACATTCAGGAATGGCGTCGCATGAGCGGCGAGCAGTTTTCGGCAGCGCTTGAGCAGGTGGGGCTTGGCCGGGCGGCGTTCGCCTGGATCCTCGGCACGCGATCGGAGCGTGTCACGGCTTGGGCGAAGGGTGCGGAGACGGTGCCCTTCTACATGGACGTGCTGCTTTCCCTGATGACGCTGCCGGGCGCGCGGGAGATGGTCCTACGCGTCGTCAGGCGGCAGCAGATCGGCGACCAGCAGGCAGAGCGGGAGTTCGACGCCTGGGAGCGCGGACGCGATGGGTAAGCCGATACGCATCGACCCGCACGCCGAGATGATGGCGCAGCGCCTGATGACCGGCGCGATGGATGAAGTCGCACAGGGCATCCTGTCCGGCCGAGATGGCTACGCGGTGCGTGAGAGCGTCCTCAGCGAGCTTGCGCCCGCCTGGGTGAAGATGGCGGGCCGTGGGCCGGCAGATGCGGCTGTGCGGGGCATGTACGCCCTGGAGCCGCGGGAGTGCCTGACGACTGCGGAGGCGGCGGGGCTGCGGCGGCTGGAGGCGATCGAGGCGGAGGGCCTGCGCGACCACCAGGCCGCCCGCGCCGCCGAGTACCGCGCCTATCTTGCCGAGCACGCTCCGCACCTGCTGCCACGCCGGCCGAGCACCTTCGCCCGCATCGCGAGTTGGTCCGTGCTGGCGCTCCTGCTGGCCCTGATCGCCTGCGGGGTGCTCATCAGGCCGGCGGCCGCGGGCGAGGCTCACAGCCGCTGGCGGGCTCTGGCGGAGTGCGGCGTGGCCAAGGGCGCGGACTACGAGCGCAAGTGCCGGCGATTCAGCCGGACCGAGCGCAGCACGTGGCGGGCATACGATGGCCCCGGCGCCGGAGCGCCGAGGGAATGGGAAGCCCCGAAGGCTTGGGATTAGGCCGCGGCCGCCTCGGGAGGCGCCTGGATCTCGATCGCGTAAGCCTTGCGCCACACGTCGGCGTGATAGGCCTTCACCGACCCGTAATTCGCGTCGAACACATCGATCGGTGCCAAGCCCATCGCGGCGGAAACCTGCTTCAGCAAGCGCCACGAGAATTGCCGCCCGCCACAAATTGTTTGCACCCGTTTGACAGTGGCGTACTCGCGTGACCGGTCCAGTTCGATTGCCAGCCTGCCCGCCCGCTTCACGGCCTGGCTCGCGGTGTTCATGGCCGTCGCCTCTCGGCGCGTACCAATCTCCGCCTTCGTCCGTTCGGCCGTCACGCGGGCTTCGTATTGCTCAGCCCACGCCCGCGCGGCGGCGGCGGGGTTCCTGAAGTCGGGGAGCGCCGAGGTAGGACCGGCGCCATCCTCTAGCTCTTGCCAGCGGTCGATGATCGCCGCGCGAAGCTCGACGCTGTAGCCAGAAATAAGTATCAGGCACTCCCGCTTGGGGAGGTTGAAGCAGGCACGCTCCTCGCCTTTCGCATCCCGATAACCAGCCGAAAACTCGGTCGGTTGTTTTCCAAGTTGCTCCAGCATGTTGCGGACATCGGCTAGGACGTGAGCGTGACGCTTTCCGGTGCGTTCCGCGATCTCCAACGAAGACATCGTGATCGGAATCGCCCCGACCGGGGTACGCGTGATATCGTGGGGCATCTGCGGCTCCTGGGCCGTGGGTGGCGAGGCAGCCCGACAAGGCGACCTCGTTCGGAATGGCGGCGGGGCTTGTGACTTGGCGGTTTCGGGCCCTGCCGCCGGCTTATGGTTAACGGTGTATCAACAATCCTCCATCGTTCTCCTAACAGCGGGACGATCGGTTAAAAACGGATCGCCTTTCAACGATGGTTAACGCACACTTTCTACAGGCCTTCCGTTAGCAATTACCGAAGCCTTAGACGTCGATCTGATTCGCCGCCGGGAAGCCGTTGATGTGGTCCGATCTCACAGGGCATCCTGTGAACAACCATGGGACAAGCCTGAGTCCCAGCAGGCTTAGATGCAAGCCGTCCGCGGCCTTTGTGCACGCTAACCACCGAGTGCCGTGGCCAGTGTGAATGTTCACGCTGCGTTCCCGGCCCACGCGACCGGTGCATGCTGCTCCATCACCTCGACAGCCCGAGACCGCTCACGCAGCCCGAAATGCCGGGCGGTCGCGTCGATGGCAGCGAGGAAAAGCACGCCGAGCCGCTCGGACTCGCCCATGCCCTGGCTGGCCATCCACGAGAACGAGTGGCCGTTGATGACCCGGTGAAAGAGGATGGCGAAGAACTCCTCTCCGATGCGGGTCTTCACGTCGCCGATCAGGCGGAGCGATTCCGCGCGGTCATCTGACACGCCGCCGATCTTGCGGGAGGTGTCGACGCCACGCTCGAAGCGGGGATTCGGGAACTGGCCGGCGTGGGCACGGTGCCAAAGCGCGTCGAACCGTTCGAGCGCCAGCAGGCGCGGCGGGGTGCGATCGGTCTGCCGGTGGATCAGGTTGGCGTAATCGGCGAGCGAGGCGCGCTTATCGACGGCCGGCCCACGGATCTGGATTTCACGTTGGCCCGCGGCGGTGCGGGGATCGTGATCGACGCCGGCCGCCTTCTCGTCGCGCCTCCGCTGCGCCTGCCCCTGCTGAGCGAGCCGGTCGCGTTTCTCCTGCTCCTTGGCCAGCCGACGCTGCTCCTTGGCGCTGATGGCCTTCGGATGCGGGGTGGCGGCGGCGAGCTCCATCGCGCGGGCGAGCCGGGCTTCGGCGACGAGCTCGTTCTGCCGGCGGACGGTCTGCGCTCGCTGCACCATGGGAGCGAGGCGGTCGGCTTCCTGGCCATGGGCCTTGGCATGCGCCTCGGCCTTCTCGGCGGCCTCCTGCGAGATCTTGGCGAGCGCCACCTTGCCCGCGGCCTCGCGCTTGGCCTGCGCCTCCCGGTGCTTCGCCGCGGACGCCGCCCAGCGGTCCCGGCGGGCGATGGCGGTCTCGTAGCGGGTGTCGATGTGCTGGGGCATGGCTACAGGTCCGCTGCCAACTCAGGAAGCCACACGTGGAAGCCGGTCTCCTCCACGCCATGATAGAAAGCGACGCCGCCCTTGGAGAGGCTGATGAAGGCGTTGCGGAAGCGCGTCTTGACCTTGTCCTCCTCCTCGCCGGGCATGACGTTGTTGCCGAACGCCTTGCGTGCGTCGTCCAGCGGGATGAGGCGGGCACCCTTCGGCAGCCGGCGATCGGCGGCGCGCTGCTCCTGGCTGGCGAGGGTGGATTTGGTTAGCGTGAGGCTCTTCAGGATGCCGTAAAGAACGGTGCCCTCGGCGGTGAAGGACGGCTTCTTGGCGGCGCGCTGGCGCACCTCCTCGGGCTCGATCTCCCGCGGCTCGGGCTCGTTCGTGAAACGGGTGAATTGCCCCTCGAAGCCGAGTTCGGCCGTGCCCTCAGGCCCGTGCCGGTTCTTGCCGATGATGATCTCGGCGACGCCCTGCCACTTGCGCATCGCAGCCTGCCATTTGGCGTGCTGCTCGGTGCCCTCCTGACGGGGCTCGGCCTTCTTGAGGTAGTATTCCTCCCGGTAGACGAAGAGCACGCTGTCGGCGTCCTGCTCGATCGATCCGGATTCGCGCAGGTCGGAGAGCATGGGGCGCTTGTCGTCGCGCTCCTCCACCTTCCGGGAGAGCTGCGACAGGGCGATGATCGGAACGTCCAGTTCCTTGGCGAGCGCCTTGAGGCCGGTGGTGATCTCCGTCACCTCGGCCACGCGGTTGTCGCTGCGCCGGCCGGAGCCGGTGAGCAGCTGCAGGTAGTCGACGACCAGGAGCGAGAGCCCGCGGCGCTTCTTCAGAGCGCGTGCCCGGATCTTCAACTGCGCGATGGAGAGACCGCCGGTGGGATCGATCAGAAGCGGCAGCTTCGCAAAGTCGCGCTCGGCGATCGTGTAGCGCTCCATCTCCGCCTTGTCGGCGAGACCGCGTTTCAGCTTCCAGAACGGCACGCGAGCGAGGTCGGAGAGGATGCGCTGCTTGAGCTGCCGCTCGCCCATCTCGAGCGAGGAGAAGCCGACGACGCCGAGCCGCTCGCCCGCAGCGAGCCGCGCCATGACATACCGAGCGACCGCCAGCGCGATGTTGGTGGCGAGCGCCGTCTTGCCGGCGCCGGGCCGGCCCGCAAGGATGATCAGGTCTGAAGGCTGCAGGCCGCCCAGCACATCGTCCAGGCGTTGCAAGCCGGTCGATAGGCCCACGATCCCGGATTGGCGCTGGTAGGCGTCGTAGACATCGTCGGAGGAGATCCGGCCGAAGTCGCGGAAGTCCGATTCCTGCCCGCTGAGCGCCGGGCGCACCTCCTCAAGATCGCGCTCCAGATCGGCGAAGATCGTTTCGGCTGTCGACTGCACGGGGGCGTCGTAAGCTAACGCGGCGAGGCTCTGGCCGATCGTGATCAGCCTGCGCCGGAGCGCCATGTCGCGCACTTGCTTGGCGTATTCCGGGGCGTTGATGACGGTGGTCGCCTCAGCCGAAAGGCGGGCGAGGTACTGCATCGGCGTCATACCGTTACCGAGGTCGGCGTCGCCTAGGTGGCCTTTCAGCAGGATCGGATCGGCCCGGCCGCCGGCGGCGATCACGTCGATCATCACCTGCCAAATCTGGCGGTGGACGCCCTCATAGAAGTGCGCCGGCTCCACCACGCTGGCGACCTTGCGGTAGGCGTCGTTATTGAGGAGCACGGCACCGATCAGCGCCTGCTCGGCGTCGATGTTGGCCGGTGGCTGACGCATCACGGATTCGTCGAGGTTGCGCATGACGGTCACGCCTTCACCTCGACCACCTGCACGCCAGCGGCGCGGGCTTTCGCCACCATGTCGGCGGTGCCCGTTTTGCCGGGCATGGCGATGACGATGTCGGGCCGGCCCTCAGCAAGCATCTGAGCGTTCCGGATCGGCCCAGCGGCCTTGCGGTGCTTCTTCCAGTTCGCTGGGAAGGGCTGGACCGGCACGCCGTGACGCTTCGCCCACCTGTCGGCCAGCGTGTCGGCTCCGGGCGCAGCACCGTGGATGATCGTATGGGCGCCGAGATCCCGCTGATACGGGGACAGGGCCACGTCGAGCATGCGCTGTTCGCGAGCGGCACGCGCCCGCTCTTCCTCCATGCGCTCGGGCGGCGTGTCTTGAGGGATGCTGCCGAACTTGCGGCCGCCGCAGACGAGGACTCGGGTCATGCCGCGTCTCCGTCGATGAGCGTTGAAGCCGTGTTGCTGAGGACGCGAGCCGGCAAGCTGAGCGCACAGCCGGTCGCCGCGCGACGACGCTCCCGCATTGCCGCGCAGGCTTCTGCATCGACCCGACGCTGCTCAGGCGAGCGCCGATCGAAGCAGATCTCCGCGTGGTGGGCGCAGTAGCTCGACTTCTCGTGCTCGACGGGCTCGGCGCAGAAGAGATGGCTCGGAGCGCTGTGCGGGGTGACGGCGAACCGGCACTGGCCGCGGCGCAGGAGGTGGATCGGCTTGCTCATGCTGCCGCTCCATCAAACTTGCCGGCCTCAAAGCCCCACGAATCCCAGCCGGGCCGGGACTCGCGTGAGAAGATGTCCGCCCGGCGAGTCGCGTCGCAGGCAAGCGCCTCGGCGGCGACGTAGGCCTCGTTCGGCTTCCGGCTGTGCTCGCGCACCGGCGCCATCAGGACGGTCCGCACGTTCCGCGCCGTGCCCGGCCGGCCGAACTTGCCGATCAGGAAGGGCTCGGATGCGGAGCGCAGGACGTATCCGGTGCCGAAGGCAAGCTTGCCGCCGGACGTGGTCTTCACCCAGACGCCCGACGTGGTGAAGCCGAAGCCCCACGCCGCCATCACGTCGAGGGCCTGCGGCAGCATCGGGTGCGTCGCCCAGAGCCAGAGGATCGCATCCTTGCGGGCGAGGTGCCCGACCGGCAGCGCCTTGATGTCGTCGAGCGACATGCAGTCGTATTGCGCCTGGGCGCTCTTGCTCTCGCCCTTCTCGGAGCGGAGCGCGAAGCGCCACGGCGGGTCGATCATCAGCAGGTCGTAGGAGAGCGGGCGGAGAGTGCCGAAGGGCCAGGTCATGCCGCAGCCCTCGGCTGCTGGCGTCCCGTCGCCGAGACAGGCCGTGCGTACCGAGACATCAGGTCGAAGAACCAGACCTTGTTCGGTTCGAGCTTGGGCAGGCTCACGTAGATCGAGTGGCGCAGCATGAAGGCCGCCACGTCGCTCTCGTGGATCACGTACCCGTCGCCCCTCTGGGCGTCGGTGCGCGTCGAGCCGCGGCGCTCCGCCTTGAGCAGGTCGCGCTTGATCCAGCCGGTGACGACGCTGACGCTGATGCCCATGATGTCGGCGAGCCCCTGAGCGGTGAAGCGCTCGGCATCCACGCGGTCGACTCGGCCATCCGTGCGCATGTGGGCGATGGCTCGCGGCGTGCGGGACCATCCCTTGCGGCGCATCTGCTTCGATAGTTCGTGAGGCGGAACCAGGGGGCGAGCGGACGCGAACTCGATCTCTTCCGTCGTCCACGGCCGATGATCGGCTGTGGTGGACACGCCCAGCGCCATGGCGCGCTTCTGCACCCAATCCTGTGTCCGCCCGACCTGAAGCGCGCACCGGCTGACGAAGCCGGTCTTCCGCTCGCCGGTGTAGGCACGACGAATGATCTGATCGATCATGTCGTTGGTCGGCGGGCTGACATCCGCCCCTCGGGTGATGCCGAGGTACTGAGCGCGCTTGCGCACGCTCCCCAACGTGCGCCCTTCAAGCTTCTCCGCACACCACGGTGCGCCGTGCTTCCGGTAGTTTTTCTGGAGGAAAGTATCTTCCTCTTCCCTGAAGGCAGGGCCACGCGAAGACATCACGCCGCCTCCGACCGAATGGCCAGCAGGCGACAGCCGTAGCCGCGCTGGTAGCGCAGCTCGACGCCGATCTTGGCCAGCGCCGACGCCCAGATGCCCATGGAGGCAACGATCGCGTCCTCCTTGATGCCGCTGACCTTCGCCATGCGGCTGGTGTCGTAGAGCTGTCCGTCGGCGAGGACGTTGATGGCCTTCGCGACGGCGCGATCCGCGGTCCACGAGCCGGCGGCGCCGGTGATCTGCCCGGTATCGAGATTGATGAGCGCGGGCTTGCCGTCGGGGATCTCGTGGCGCGGCGGGCGGAGCGCGGCACGGGCGAGGTCGCCCTTCAGAGCGCGAGGGTCGGCGAGACGGCGGGCGGTAGAGAGGTAGGCCGCTGGCGTGCCGCTGTTCACCCCCAGCTTCCGAGCGATCTCATCCTGCGTGAGCGTCGTATCCGCCCAGAGGTTCAGCACCTGATCGCCGCGGGTCTCGCCCGTGCCGCCACCGTCCTGCACAAGGCCGCCGCCTTCCGCCTGGACCGCCGGCGGGCGTCGGGGCACGACCGGATCAGCTGCAGGACCGGCGATGGGGTCGACCGGCTTAGCGGCTGCCTTGCGTTTCGTCTTGTTCGCGCCCGGCGCCGGGGCGGTATCGGCTGAGGCTGCGCTCTCGCCCCCCGCCCCGGCATCGTGACGACATTCCTCGGATTGGCCGGTCCGAACGTCCACGCCAGCACCCCGCACCGGCACTTCATCCGAGGCTTTCCCGACTCTCACGGGCTCCCCTTCGCTCTGGGCTTGAGGTTGGATGTCTGCGGGGGTGGCAGCTTGTGCGGCCGGCGCGGGGCGCTCAGCCAGGAGGGGGAGAGGCGCCGCCTCGCGAACGGCGCGCTGCAGCTTCTGGGCTGCGTCAGGCGTCATCGGCGACCGGATGACCGCCGTCGTCGTGCTGAGGTCGCGGATCATCTTGCCGAGCCGCGACTGCATGCCGGCAGAGCGTTCTGAGAGGCGGGCTTGCTCGGCCTGGAGATCGGCCATCTCGCCGATGATGCAGGCGAGGTCCGCGATGATGGCAGCGCGGGAGTGCTGGGACTGAGCGTCGTGCTGGGTCACGGGTCTACCTCACAGTCGAGGCGTCAGAGAGAATCGCCGGGGCGCTTCAGCGGAGGAGGACGGTGCTTCTCGCAGTACCACTCGACGTTGTCGGTCGGCCTGCCGAAGTTGCCGCGACCGAAGCAGGCATAGGCGCCACACTCCTCGCATCGCGGCTGCGGCGGGCCCGGGTCATTCTTGCGAAGCCAGGCCTGCCGCTCTTTCGCCTCCTGCTCTGCCTGCCATGCGCCGGGCGGGCGGAGATCGAGTTTCGCCATCAGGCGGCGGCGAGAGCACGCCCCTTCGGCTGGCCGAGGCCGATCGCCTTGGCGAGCGCGGCGCGCTGCTCGGAGTAGGAGGCCGCCACCATCGGGTAATCCCGCGGCAAGCCGTAGCGCCGGCGGTATGAGGCCGGGTCGAGACCATGGGTGCCGAGGTGGCGCTTCAGGGTCTTGTAGGGCTTGCCGTCCACGAAGGAGATCAGCGCGTCATGCGTGATCGAAGCGTCGATCTGCTCGGCGCTGGCCCGCCCATGAACCGACTTGCTCTCGGAGGCAGCAGGCGCGGCGGCGATGGACGATGCTGCGCCCAAGATCGACGCCGAAACGGCCTCGTGCATCTGGGTGTAGAGCGTCGGCAGAGCCTCGGCGGGCGTGCCTCGCCATGTCGCGACGGCGGTGATCAAGGCGGCGGTCGCGGCAGCGCCGATCGCAACGGTTTCTCTGTCAGCAGCGGTCATGGTGCTCTCCTGGGAATAGAGCGGTGGGTGAAGGGGTTGGGCGCCGGGCCGGGGCCGCTCAGCGCTTCGGGGCGGCCTTGTCGCAGCCGGGAGTCGCGCCGTTGTCGAGGACGATGCGCTCGGCGCCCGTGCTCTCCAGGCGCTGCACGTCGAACCACTGCGACTCCGGCAGCTTGCCGTCCTGCACCGGCGGCACGACGAGCGCCTGATTGCAGCCGGTGAGATATTCGACGTGGCCGGTGACCACGCCGGTGAAGCCTGTGATTCGGTTGCGAACGGTCAATCCGAGCATGGAGATCTCCTGGGGTTAGGCGGCGCTGGGACGCTCGCCGTGCATGATGAGTTCGCGGGGGACGTGCTTCCACGACTTGCCCGCAGCGATCTTGTTGACCTGATGCCTGTTCAGGCCGACGCGCGCGCCGATTTCTCTGCCGGTCATGCCTGCAGATTTCAGTTCTCGAATGAGAACGACTGTTGCGTTGTTGATCTTGGCGCACGCATGCCGCTCGCCGACGCAATCAGTCCCATGCCGACGCCGATCCGCGGCGTTCTCCTGCCGCGTTCCCCACGCGAGGTTGCCCTCGGCGTTGTGCCCCTGGTTCCCATCAAGGTGCCGCACTTCATGGTCGTCGGCCGGGCGAGGGCCATGAAAGGCTTCGCAGACAAGAACGTGAACACCCACGGCCTTCC